AAGTTGCTTTACCCGCAGGATATGTAACAAATACGTCCTTAGTGCCCGCACTAAAATTAACTAAAGACCCAGCGTTAGATGACGCAAGAACTGTAGTACGCGAAAGCGTAGTGCCAGAAGAAGTGTATGTGCCAATGCCCACTTCCCATTCAGAAGTTCCCTGACCGGCAATAGTGTAGTAAGTCTGGTTGCCGTTGCCAACCACAGCAAAAGATTGAAAACCAGTGGCGGCACCAGCAAGGGTAACTGTACCCGTACCAGTAGTGGTGGTTGTTTCTTTTACGCGGTCGGCAATGACAAGGGCCATTTATACACCTTAAGCAATACGGATAATTGCGTTGCTAGCGTCAGCCGTCGGGAAAATAATTGTGAAGTTACCGGCGGTAGAAGTCTTATCCGAACCAAAGTCCAGCGCGCACACCGACTTGTTTGACTTGCTGCTGTTGTAAATCAAAGCGCCGCGAGCCGTAATGGTGGCGGTACTCCAAGTCGTATTAGCAAAGCTAGTAAACGCAGTAGTGCCCGAAGAAGTCGGAGTCACGCTGCTTAACGTGTTGCCCCCTGCCGTATAACCAGTTCCGGTTACTTCGTTAGAAATGGTGTATGCAGTAGTAGTGGCATCAAGAGTGGCCGACGAGGTGTACAGCGCAATCTTGAAAGTATCGCCGGTAGAGGCGGTGAAGTTGTGCGTTGCCGTCATGAGTTCAACCTTGAACGACGTGCACATTGCTTGAGTAATAGCCATGATATTTCCTTAATCTAATAGGTGGGTTAGCTCAGGATAGCCTGCATCCGTGAGACGTTTTGCAACAGTTGTGTTATGGCACACAATAGCTTGATTCATATAAGAAACTAAAATATGGCGAATGTTGTTTCTAAACGCATTCGCTTGCTCCCTAACTGCCGGATGACTTTGATTACCAACATAAATAATCTTGTCTAGAGCCATTTCTGCGAGCTCTTCCGGCGTAAGCCCACGGTTGTTTGTAGTGTGAACTGTAACGCCACCAAGAAGCACGGGAACATCAACACCAAAGCTCATTTTTATTCCTTATTGGACTGGATAACGGACTTGGCCGGAACGATAAGCATCGCGCCTATCTTTACCATCACCAAGCTGTTTGAGTAACTGCATAGCTTCATCATATCTTTGTTTGTACACGCCCATAACGTCTTGTTCGCCCTTCATGTACGTATACGCTTCAAGCAAAGAACCATAAAGTAGCGCGGTTTCAAAATTATTCCCTAGCCAAGTCGTACCTGCAGTGACAATGGATTCAGGGTAATAGAAGTAATGCAGCTCTATTGTATATGCTAAATTAGGTGTAGGCCCTAGAATAAATGAGCTGTTATCAAATACAGCATAATATTCTGGAATGTTGGTAACCGTGGGGGACGGATACGCTTCCCGAATAAAGTTTACGTCTTTGTTTAGCAAATATTGAAAATTTCCGTTTGTGGGGTCAATAACCGCCATAGAGAACGTAGCTAACCAATCAGAAGGAACACCGAGATATTGATTACCAGCCGTAGTTGTGCCAGTAACGTTTTTACGTAGCGCAGGTAACTGAACAGAATTATAGATACGCTCTTCTGCTTGCTGGATAAACGTATTGATATCCGTTGAAGCAAAGGAGTTTTCAGTGTAATCCTGAATAATAGTTACAAGTTGCGTATAGTTCATGTTTACGCCATCGGGCCACGAGCCTTGGTGCCCTTAGTAGCAGCACCGCAACCACGGATTTGTGTTTCGCCGTTTTTGTTTGTTTGAGAGTTGCTGGCTTTTGCCGAAATATTACCAACAGAGATGCTAAGCTGGTCGGGATTATACTCACCATGAACTTCGGCGTCCCCGGCAGAAACGGTTTTACCTTCCATTGTGTGAGGTTTTGCGTAAACCTCTGCGGGTTTGTTGTTCTTAGCCATGTTAGCGACCCCGACCAGACGAGCGCTGATTCATAGCGCGGGCCAAATTGCGGCCATACTTCTTCATATCGGCAGAGGTGACGCCGCCCTTCTTGAGCTTCAGGGTAGTACCCTTGCCGCCTTTGTGTTCTTGCTTATCATGCTGCTTGAAAGCCTTCTTAATGAGGGCTTTGTCTTGTTTCAGGTCATCTTTTTCCATCATGTACTCCTTAAATTGTAGTAACCGCAATATTTCCGATTTGTCCTTGAGCAATTAGGTCATTCGGAGTTAGTCCATTATCGTCTGCTCTTGAGCCGCCAACGGGATTCCAACCCCATTGAAATATTCTACTACCTTCACCTATTGTACCAATACCATTTGGTCCCGGACCCGGTTGTAGCTGCAAACCCCCTGTACCTGATGTGTAATAGCTAGTATCAGTTCTTGGGTTACGCACTGCTTGCGGGTCACTAACTGGGTAAAGCCCGAGAGACAATTGCGGCTGGTCTGGTTCCCAACATGTTGGACACACCAACATATTAATGTTTTTGGTTTTAATAACCAAGCGTTTTAGCTGTTTAAGCTTGTAACGAAACCCGCATCTATCGCATTCCGCAATAGAGTATTTGCCAGACGAAAACTTGGAGGGCACTTACCACCCCCCGCCACCAACATACCCAACACGCGGTGCTAGGCGAATGGCCGCTTTTTCGCGGTCTTCATCGGCTGCAAGTTGATATTGCTCTTCGTAGTCAGCTTTTAACATCTGAATGCGCTGAGCGGCGTCGGGGATTTTGAGCGAAAGATAGTACGCAAGACCTGCAACCATAGCCGGTAGAAACCGAAACGGAATATCTTGTGTGGTCACGCCGTTGCCAGCGTCTTGAATACGACGCAAGCGCCAATATACGAATGTGTATTGGTCATTAACTGTTGGTAGCGGCCAAATATTAATCTGTGGATATTGCACTCCATTTGGCGTGGTGGCCCCTGAGCGCCGATTTACCCACACCTGAATTGGACGCCCGGTGGCATTTTTGTTAGGAATGGTTGAGTAAGTAGGCTCCGATATTCTAGTAATATTAATATCAGTCTGATTTTGCCCGCTACCAGTACGCACAACGTGGTCTAACAAGTCAATCGTATCAACCGGCAAATCATATGTAATGGTATTAGCAAGAAGCGGAATGCTGCCCTGCTCAATTGTCCAAAGATTAATACCGCGGTTGGCCCATTCAATAGTAAGAAGATTAAGACTACGGCGGGCCGTGCGCATATCGTAGCCCGTGCGAAGCTCAGAGCCGCAACGCTCAAATGCCTCTTCAATAAGATTGTTGAGGTCTAAATTAAATGATGCGGTGCCGGTGGTAGTCATTTAATTCCTAACTGTTTTTTAAGGTTGGGCGTCATTCCTTTGTGGGCAATGACTGTACCGCCCTTTGCTTTTTTGGTCGTTTTCTTAGCTGCAGCTGCTTGCGCTTTTGCTGCTTTTTCTGCAGCGGCTTTTTCTGCAGCGGCTTGCTTAGCAGCGGCTTTTTCTTCTGCGGCCTTCTGTGCGGCAGCGGCTTTTTCTTGGGCTGCTTTTTCCCCTGCGGCTTTCTTCTGCGCCTCTGCTTGCGCTTTTTCTTGAGCCGCTCTTTCTTTAGCGGCACGCTCTGCTTCAGCTTTTTCCTGCGCGGCTTGCTGAGCTGCGGCTTTATCGGCGGCTGCCTTTTCTTGGGCTGCTTTTTGCGCTGCGGCTTTTTCTTGGGCTGCTTTTTCCGCTGCGGCTTTCTTCTGCGCTTCTGCTTGTGCTTTGGCTTGTGCATCCGCTTGTGCTTTGGCTTGTTTATCTGCTGTGGCCTTAGCTGCTGCATCTGCCTTAGCCTTAGCGGCCGTATCCGCTGCGGCTTTCTTCTGCGCCTCTGCTTGTGCTTTGGCTTGTGCATCCGCTTGCGCTTTGGCTTGTTTGTCTGCGGCGGCCTTAGCTGCTGCATCTGCCTTGGCTTTAGCCGCGGCTTGTTTATCTGCTGTGGCCTTAGCTGCTGCATCTGCCTTAGCCTTAGCCGCTGCGTCCGCCTGTGCTTTAGCTGCTGCCTGTTTATCTGCTGCGGCCTTAGCTGCTGCATCCTTGCTAGCTTGAATCTGCGAGGCTGTTTGATAGCCGGTCTTGCCTACTTGGGCCAATGTCTTCTTTGAATCCGCGGCAATTTGAGCTTGGCGTTGTAAGATGGCGCTAACTTGTTTTTGGGCGGCTACTTGGTCATCCATCGAGCCGCTTTTTTGCGCAGCTTTTAGCGCTTTTTGTGCCGCTGCCAAGTCAGTTTTAGCCCTAGCGGCCTGTTGATTATAGTAAGATTGAATGTTTGCTTTGCTACCCAACCCAGATAGTTGCTCATCAGTAGGAGCAGTATACGTGCCATATTGATATTTTGGCTTGCCCGTAACGGGGTCAATTTTTGCTGCTGTAGCCGTTGCTTCGGCGGCTTTTGCTTCTTTTGCGTCAGATAATTGTGTATCTGTAAGCGGCGTAGACGCCTCCGCTGCATTAGTCCCAACCCCAAATTTACTAGCAGCCGCCGTTTGAGAATACGTAGCTTCTCCAGTATCTTTAATTTCAGAATCTGTAGCGGCCGAAGTGCCGGTAGGAGCAGTCGTATCAGAGGTAGCTGGGGCCGTTGTACCAGAAGTAGCGGCCGAAGTGCCGGTAGGGGCAGTCGTACTAGAGGTAGCTGGGGCTGTTGTACCAGAAGTAGCGGCCGAAGTGCTGGTAGGAGTAGTCGTATCAGAGGTAGCTGGGGCTGTTGTACCAGCGCCAGAGCGCGCGGCTAGAAGTTGGTTTAGTTTTTCTTCTAGTGCGCTGAACCTAGTATCATATTGGTTTTGCGGCTGTTGCGTATCTGTAGCTGCGGGAGTGGTAGCCGGGGTTGTTGTATCTGTAGACCCTTTAGTATCGGCCGTACCGCCACCCTTTCCACCAAAAGCGGACTTTAGTCCCTCTACGTCAATTTGAGGTTGGAAAAACTGCGGGGCTTGCGGTTGATAGAAACTAGGGCGGTTGTAATCACCCGGCAACGCTGCGGAAGGGTCCATGCGCTGTGCCAAACGCTGCATGTTGTACCCATAGGCGGTTTGCCCAAATGGCATGTACGTTTGTTGAGATGATGTATCTGTATTGACCGCATACGGATTACGCGGAGTATCTTGCGGATTAGGCTGTGCGTATCCGCCGCCTTTACCGCCGTATTGCGAACCGGTAGGCTGGGTTTGCCCAGTAGTTGTAGGATTAGACCCTACACCGGTTTGATTGCTGGTTTGGCCGCTAGTTTGGTTACTATTAGCTCCAGTGCCAGTAGACCCAGTGCTTGAAAATCCCATTTCAAATATCCTTTACCATCATGATATGGTCCGCTTTGTATCCGCGATTCTTCAGCTTACTGCGGCTCCACCCAAGTCTACCCGAAAAAGTCAGCATATCACAGCCCTGTCTACGCGCCCAAGAAAATACTGATTCTTCCATATTGATTAATTCGTCAATGTTCCCGCCAGCCAAAAAGATATGAATAGATTTTCTTTTTGGATACACAACAATTTGTGATACCAGTGCTGTATCTTTAGCAGGCCAAAGCTGTAATTCGCCGTTAAAAATCTGGTCTGCCACATCCTGCAATTCATGTGTTCCATTGCAATACTGCAACGCATCTTCAATATACTTCTCACATTCCTTAAACTTTTCTGCCCATTCGGGCAGGCTCCCATCCGGGTTTTTATAGCGTTCGTAGTCCATTATTTAATAATGTTGTTAAGGTTTAAGCTGCCTATCCCGGCTGCAGTTAGCATTTGCGGCTGTGTTTTTGACGCTGACGTTAACGGCGAACTGGGCATTTGAGAAGAATGCTGCTGTTGATATTGCTGTTGCTGCTGATTTTGCATATATGGATTAAATCCATTCTGATTAAACCCATTAGGCTTTTGGTTCTGCGGCATTGCGCCTTGTAACATACCGGCAAGGGTCTGTTGGATATGCTGAGGAAGTTGTATTTGCGCGGGCGTGGATGTGCCGCCGCCTTTACCACCTAAGGCTGGCCCCTGTTTATTAATACTAGATACGGGATTGCCCCCAGATGGGATTCCGTTAGTGGCCGCAGCGCCCATTACCTATACCTCGATGTTTTCTTTGCGACAGTTTTAGGCTGTGCTACAAATTGTTTTCCTGCTCTTTTTCCAGCTCTTTTCGCTCTAGTCGTTGCAGCATATTCTGACGGAGATAACGACTTAATCGCCGCTTCCGGGAGGTATCGCTCTCCGGTTGCTTTCGGTCCTTGCGTTGACGGTTTACCACTTTTGGTTCTCCACTTTTGCGCGGTCCAGTTTTTTAGACTTTGCTGTGGTTTTTTCATGTCAGTCCTTGTAACCGCCGCCGCGCTTTTTGTATTGTAATGCTAACATTTGGGCCTTGCGGGCTGACCATTGGCCGGGAGCGCCGCCCTTACCACCAGCTTTAATGCTGTTAAATAAAGACTTACGCATACCCGGCTTAGTATAATTACCCGCTTCGTTGACCTTACTCAGGCCACCTTCTTTGTACTGAGTAACTTTGTCGGGGTTGTCTTTACGACGAACGGTTTTAGCCTTCGGCATTTTTGAAGGATTAATAGCGCCCATACCCCGACTCGGTCTCATACAAACTTACCCTTGGTCTTGCCTTTTTTAGTAATGCCGTCAGCAGCGCGAACATAACCACCACCGGCCATGCACTTGGTCTTGACCTTACCGCCCTTCTTCATGGTTGGTGCCGGGGCTGTAGCTTCAGGAGCCGGAGCGGCGGGTTTGCGTGCAGCCATAGCACTATCTTTCTTTTGCATAGCCTTTTGCATAGCCTTTTGCATTCTTTGTTTTGCATCCTCTGCAGACTTGCGAGCGCCCATCGCGGGGGCAGTAGTTTTAACTGCGGAGTCCGCGGCTTTACGTGCGCCCATCATGCCCATCATGGGATTTTTCATTTTGTTCATTGCCATTTCACCACCTCTTTCAAATTGTTTGCCTTTATCGGCCTTGTTAAATTCCTTACCCACACTTTGCGGGATACCGACCTTTTTGGCAAACTTCGGGTTGTGAGCCACCGCCGCCATTAGGTTGTGCTGCTTTTTGCTTACACTAGGCATCTTTATCCTCCACTTCTTTCCATGCTGCAATTAACTTTTGCACGGTTGCGGTTTCGTAGATTCTAATGCCCGTCCATACAATCGTAAATAACGCTGCAACGGCAGGTAAAGCATTCATGAAAGTGCCAATTGCTGTTACAACAGACGCTGCATCTAGTGCGGTTTTAAGGGTCTCATGATGTTCTGTCATGCTGTTTCTGCCTTTTCTAAATATTTTTTCCATTTAGGCGCATCATGCGCAGCATATAAATATTGTGCTGCAAATTCTAACAGCATCGGGTCATCCCTAAAATGCCCAAGACCCCTGTTGCAGTGATTGCACAACATTCCTCTTACTTGCCCAGTTTTGTGGTCATGGTCAACAACTAATTTTTCTTCTGCTCCGCAAATAACACACTGCAAAGTAGATGCTTTTAATTCTTTTAGCGCCTCATCAGAAATAACAGCCCTAAATTTGCCACGATTGGTTTCACTGCGATATGAAGAGCGGCATAAGCGACACCAACTATCTAAACCATTACGTTTTTTATTATGTAATGGAAAATATTCCGATGTACTCGGTTTACTTTCTTTGCACTTAGTACAGTTCAGCAGTTCCATGCTTTAAGCGACAACGCCTTTCGGGTTGGCCGTCCTTTTTCATCTTTCATTGCACCGGGCATACCCGACATTCTGGCGCAAAAAGACTTACGTCTTCCCGCATCTTTTTTTGTCTTGGGGTGTGGTGCAGGAGCTTTCAATCCCGGCTTGCCGGGGTTAGCAGCATTATAAGAAGCACGGCCCTTGGCGTTCAAACCGCCCTTGGGGTTCTTGCCTTCTTTACGTTGCCATGCCGGGGTCTTAGCCATAGAACACCGTCACTTTTGCATTGCTCAGTGTGGCGTACACATTTGTGGTAAACAGAATACCTTCGCCGGGAATCAGAACATTAAACACCTGACCTGCTGCCGGGGTGTTGACTGTGAAAATAGTGGTACCGCTTGAGCCACCATCCTTCAGAACAACACTACCAGCAGAAGCGCCGGGTTCAACAACTAATCCACGAACTCGTGTCCTGTCACCATATGCCGAGCCAGAAGCTGCCAGCGATATGGCTTTAACGTCAGTTTGCATCATGATGACGCACTCCTATTAAGCAGCGGTGGTGACGTTAGTCCAAGTCGTCGAACCGTTCGTGTTCACATACAAGCGAGTGCTGGTCGAAGAGCCGTCAGTGCGGATATACAGCGAGCCTTGAGCAGCCGACACGGTCGGTGCGCCCGAGCCAAAATAAACGCCAAGACCGGCGGTCGAGGTAGCAAGGAAGGCAGCAGCGCCGCCAGCGACCGGAGCAGTGCCGCTATCGGCCGTGAGGTTGCCAGTAGCAGTAACCGAATCAACCACCATTGCGGGGCCGATAACGGACGTGGTGGTAACAGCACCGGTAGTCGAATTAACCGAAATAGTTTGGAACCCGTTCTGCGAGCGAACTGGTCCGCTAAAAGTAGAATTAGCCATGTGAATCTCCGTGTTGTAGCACTTGGCCAAACCATCTCTACAAAGTCTGCTAGGTCAGTTGGGTTGGCCGTTCCCCTAGATGCGGTTTTTATATTATAGTATTCGTGGATAGTCAAGTAAAAAGGAATGATATGGGAGCAATGCGTAATAGGAATGCGCCGCATATAGATTTTAAAGACTTGATGGGCGTAATCCCAGAAAATCCTAAGTTTCTTCCGTCTAACTTAGATATGGTTTACGAACGGAAAGGGTGGTTTCTGGTATGCGAATGGAAGCGGCCTAACGAAAAAGTAAGTACAGGGCAAGAAATTTTGCTTCGCCGATTGTGCGCTACACCTAAATTTTGTGTGTTGCTTGTAACGGGGAACACTGATGCGGATATGCAGGTAACAGACATTCGGCTTGTTGCCAAAACCGGCGAATTAGTATCTGTGGGTTCTTCTTTAGATGACTTAAAAAATTTTATTCGTGCATGGTACAAACACGTTAACGACAATCAGTAAAAAGGCCCCGAAGGGCCTTTGGTTACTTCTTCCAGAACGCCATCAGCTTGCAGTTATCTTCAATCGACTTTTCAGCCTTAATCCAAGCTTCAATCATCTGGTCGTGGGCCTTGTGGGCCAGCTCACGATACGACTTCGACAACGAGGTAAATGCGGCGACAAAATCAAAGTTCATAGGTTTCTCCTAAAGGTTAAATGCTGCAGTGCAGCATTATACAGCAAAAAAGAGGGGGCGCAAGCCCCCTCCGTACATCAGACTACTTAGCTGGCGCCCGGCGAACCGAACATACCCAGCGGGTCCGACCAGCCGAACGAGTAACGCTCGCGGGCCTTGTAACGGACGTTACCGGTATCAAAGTCACCATCCATCGAGGTAGCCAGCGGGGTGCGCTCGAAGTGCTTCATGCCGTTCGGAACGTCGGTGGTCAGGAACCATGCGTTCGTGTCGGTCAAGAAGTGGTTGATGGTGTAGCCTTCCGGAATCGAACCGTTGTTCTTCAGCGCGTTGATGTCGTTGTCAGTGGTGCCGACGCGGAGTTCGGTTTCCAACAGACGAGTAGCGACGAACTGCAGCGCGGGCGGAACAATCAGCTTCTTCGGCTTAGCAGCAATCAGCAGACCACGTTCGTCGGTCCACGCAGCGATTTGAATCACAGCGTTTTCCAGCGAGGTTTCGTTCAGGTCAGCAGCGACTGCCGGGGTGTTGCTGTTAACGCCACCATTGACAAGCGGATGCGAGGTCGAGAACAGAGCAACACCGTCGCCACCAACATAAGCGGGGTTGAAGCCTTGGTTCAGGACGTTAGCAGCCTTAACTTGCTTGGTGTATGCCATAGCACGAGCCAGAGCCTTGGTGTAACGAGCCGACAGCGAATCGTAGAGGTTATCTTCGATTGCTTCTTCAGTCAGCGAGAAACCCAAAGCGATGGTTTCGTGGTTATAGCGAGCGGTCCAAGCTTCTTGCGCGTTGTCGTAACGAATAGCAGTACCTTCGTTCTTGACCGGCGCAGCCGAGAAGCCCGACAGCTTGGTTTCTTCTTCAAAGCTACGTTCCGAAGTTTCGGTTTCGTAGATTTCCTTGTGTTCCTCGCCGTAGCGAGCATACTCCATACCGAACAGCGCGTTCAGGCCGGGCAGGAGTTCCTTAAGTAGCTGGGCACGAGAAATTGCCATGATTTAACTCCTATTAGGTAGCAACGGCAGCGCCGGTGGCGTTGTAGTACGAGTGCCAGCCGAAGTTGAACTTAACCAGAGCTTCCGGCGAACCCGAGAACGTCAGGGTCGTAGCCGAAGCAAGGTTAACCGCAACAGCGAGAGTCACAGTCGTACCAGAAACCGAAGCAACATAGTTACCAGCAGCGATACCACTACCAGTCACATCCATATACGGCAGGATGTTGCTGTTAGCAGCAGTGATGGTGACCGAAGTGCTCGAACCACTGGTGGTACCCGAAGCGGTGGTCGAAACTGCCGACTCCGGAACGATACCAACGATACGCATGATTTTTGCCGAAGCAGCCGGGGCGGCGCCGCCGATAGCAACAGCCGAATCACCGGTGTTGGTTGAACCAGCATTTTGCAACAGACCGGCGTTCTTGCCGACGGCCCATTGGCCAACAGCAGCCAGAGTGGTACCAGTCGAACAGACAACCGCTTGGAAAATCGCGTCCGGGTCATCACTAACATAAGCGATAGCGTCCGGAGCAACGGTGTTAGCGGGCCAGTATTGAGCGTTGATGCGCTGCTTGGTCGAAGGGTTGGTGTATTGGACACCGAGGAACACGCCAACAATGCCAGCGGTTGCCGAGGTGCCACTGGTGGTCCCATTAGCGACGATAGTGCCGTCCGTAGTCAGTTGAACCACATCGCCGTAAAACAGGTTGGCGTTGTAGCCGCTGGCAATCGGGAACATACGGGTAGAACCCGCAAACACTTGTCCGCCAATAAGATTCACCGGCTTTAGGCCGTAGGGGGCCGAAACAGTCGGGTAAGCCATATTTAGCTCCTAGATTAAGATTTACCTGAGCCAAACGAGGTAGTAGATTTACGTTCTTTAAATAAAGGCATACGAGCGTCGTTTTCCTTCATCAAGCTGTTATCCACTGCATCAGTTTGTGCTTGTGCTTGTGCTGCATAATACGTATTGCGCTGTTCCACAAATTCTTGTGGGGTTTTGCACAACAGTAGACCGCCAATTTCAATACAATCTTTAAATTTACTTTCGGCATCTACAAAGAATTGCATTTCGGGTTGGTCCGCCAATTTGACTGGCTCCCAGCCTTCACGCAGTTTAGAAGAGACGTTACGAGCGTCCGATTGACCGAGCATGCTGGTCCGAATCCAACGATAAGCAAAACCCGGCTGCTTCCGAACTTCCGGAAGTAACTCGGGGGGCTTCCACGCCTCAGGACGCTTCAGCACTTGTTCACTAGATTCCAATTCACGTACAAGTCGATTTTCAGCCATTTTTACATCCCTTTCATCAGTTCACGAGCATATTGCTCCGGTGTAATTCCAAGCTTTCGTGCAAGATTTACTTGCGTCTTGGTCAGCACGATTTTCTTAGGCGCGGTGCTACGCGTTGCCGGTGCAACAACCGTGGCTGGCTTTGCGCGAGGTTGGGCCGGAGCCTGTTCCTGCGTACCCCCGAAATACTCGGGGAATCTTTTGCGCATCGTATCGTCGATACGACGGTAGTAGTCGTCAGACCTAGGGTCTACGCCGCTTTTGACTAGCTTCTCATGCAGCCCCAAAGCCAAGCTAGTCATCTCTTCATCCGTTCCAAACCAAACATTCCGTTGTTGCCAAGCAGAAGCTTTTGGGTCGGGCCGAGGAGTTTGGGGCCGTTCTAATTGCGTATTTACAGCATTTGATTCATCTTGTAAAGCTTTTTGCACATATACTGGTTTATACCCAGTAACTTGTTGCATTTTTAATTGCGCATTAGTTAGCCTCTGTTGCGCATCTACAACTTTTTCAGTATCGCCAGCATCGTAAGCCTCACGATATTCACGCTTGGCAATATCAAATTCACGTTCTGCAGCCTCTTTCATGGTCTGCATAAGGAATTCTTCACCGGAAGAAAGCGTAGCTTTTAGACGCTTATTCTCTTCGATGATTTGCTGAGCAACACGAAGCGCTTCTTCACGTTCCCGGACAGTGGCTTCCTTGGCTCGGCGCTCATCGTGCCAAACCTTTTTAAGCTGCGCCATGCGCGTGCGAACGCGGTCAGAATAATCATCTAGTTCATCTGCTTCTATTTCTTTAACTACACTTTCTGGAAGTGGTTCTCGGCCACGGTCTTCTTCAGGCGTGTCATCTTCTATTTCAAAATCTTCTTCCATACTCTTACGATAAGCCTCATCGTAAGCACGCTTGTATTCTTCACTTTGTTCCACTGGGGTTTCATTCCCTTCGTTTTCGTCCGGGAATTCAAATTCAACCATTTCCATATTGTTCTCTTGTTCCATCACTTACTCCTTATGCGCGGCTATAGCCGCGGGGGTCATCAACAACTGCCTCAACGGTATCGTCATTGATAATGCGAAATTCCCTACCGTGAATCTTGATGCGGGTACCTGCGTAAGCCCGGCAAAGGACAAAATCTCCTTCTTTACACCAAGGTCCGGTCGGAAACCGGTCTACATCTTTGTAGCATTGGTCTCCAAGCTTAAGAACAAAAAGAACTACCGTAGAAACTGCTTCTACTTCTTTTGTCTTATCTGCTTTTAACAGACCATTTTCATATGTGTCCCCAACATCAGGAACTGCGCAAAGAATCCGATAGCCTTTTGGTTCGGGTAATTGCGTGGGTTTTTCCTGCGTGACTTCTTCAGTCATCGTCATACTCCAGTTGTTTTGCAAGGTCTTGGATAAGTACTTGTGCGACCAAAAGACCTCGGGCTTGGCCACACAAAAATTGATATTGCGCAAAATCGTTTAGGTTGCCTTCAACCAAACAATCTGCGAGATTGGTGCGCTCCTCTCCGATTTTTTTAATCAGATACTCAAGCGTGTCGTTCATTTTTATTGGTTGCCTTTATTGAATGCTGCTTGTTGGGCCTGCAGGACTTGAGCTAGCGCTTGTTCCCTCGTTTGTTGCGATTGATGCGCCATTTGCTTATCGTGCTTCGTTGCATCAAGCCCCATGCGCATGCCCTCGTTCCGCTGCTGGTCATCGTGCCTACGTGAGTCCATAACTGCCTTTACCCCAACTTCCAAGCCCTTTTGGCGGTCTTGTGACTCAACCCGCATGCGCTCAATATTTAGCCGCTCTTTTTCAAGCTGAACGTCGGCCATAGCCTTTTGTTCTTTCATGCTTTGTTCGCGTTCCTTAAGCTCCAACTCTTTCTGTTGCATCTGAATAATTGGGTCTTGTTGCTGTTGCTGAATTTGCTGTTGTTGAGCTTCTGCTTGGTTTTGCTGCAATAGTTTCTGTGCGGCGTCCGCAACCATACGTGACAAGTCAAGCTCAATATCTTCTGGTAGTTCTTCGTCCGGAGCCGGTAGCGGCATACCAAGCTGTTGTTCAATTTGCTTGCGATACTCAAACGCCAAGTGTTCAGCAATGTGCGCCTGAATCGCAGCCTGAATCTGTTGTGCGTTAGGTGACTGCCCAACCATCTGCGCCATCTTGGGGTCCTGCATAAACATCATGTGCGTCTGGATATGTGCTTGATGGTCCTGATAGATAAACGCTTTGTTTGGTTGATTATTTAGGAACGCCATATTTTCAGACACGGGGTCTTTGGGCTTTTGCTCCTCTTCAGGCGGTATGAGTTTGTCGATATTCTTAATACCTAATACTTCACACATCTGCCGATTAAGCTCTTTCATGTCATAAATATCAGGTGTACCTTGCGCCATTTGCATAACTGCCTGATACTGCACAACTTTTTGCGACATTGTGGCGGCATTGGGGTCACTAACTGGAATAACCTCAACCATGTCGTAGTCAGATTTGCGAGCTTTGCGGTCACCTTCTTCGGGGTCAAACTCATATTCCTCGGGCGCGTAGTCTCGAATAATGCCCGCAAGAAGCTTAAATTCTTGCTTCATAGCGTAGTGAATGCGGGCCTGTACTGCCGACATAATTTTTAACGTACGCTCAAGAATAGCCAGTGTGGTACCAACCGGCGATTGCGAGGACATATCGCTAACCTTCAAGTCTGCTGCGCTGGCAAACCGACGGCCCTCTTCGACAATCTGATTCATTAATGCCATCAGAACTTGAGAAGGTTCCTTGTAGGGGAGCGGCATGATGTTGTCACGGATAGTGCCACTGGGCACGTCCACATCACGGAACTCTGCAGGAGCGATAGGGGTATCGTCACCTTTGACACGGAGGCCGCGTGCCTTAAATCCACCGGGTAGGTTGGATAGCGTTCCGGCATCTACGAGCTGCCGCATGAGCATAGTGCCTGATTTTGCAAAGGCACCGATTAAATGAATAAGTCCTAGGTTATAAAACCCAAATCCGGGGATATACCCATAATGCACAAAATGCTGACGCTTTTGTTTTGACGGGTCATCAGGATTCCAATTACGCCGAATAGCCAGAATAGTTTGGTTGCTCTTCTCAATAGTAACTACATACGGCAGAGCAATGCCTGTTTCATGCCCAGAGTCATCCTTATCCTCATCTCCCGGCATGACTAAATCAACGTGCATTTCTAAAATCTTATAGCGCTCATCCGATGTAGCTTGGAAGCCCATCTTTTCTGCAATCTTTTTCTCAACCGCATCTAGCACATTAACCGGGTCGCCTAAGTCAACGTCCCGATAAAACCCTGCTACCTGAAGCTTCCTTAATTCGTTCTTGGTCTTCCGCATTACGTGCGTTACACGTTCTGCAGTTTCCAAATTACTGGCGCCATAAGGGACCACCATGTCCTCAGCGGGGATGTAAATAGCTGCTTGGCGGTTGATGTATGGGTCAAAATAGATTTTCTTAAACGCGTTGCCTGCAAGGCCCAGACCCCAAAGCAAGCGCTCATGTTCTGGCCGGTATTCAGACATAACTTCAGTAAGCTGATAGTTCATGTCTTCCTGCACGCGCTTAGCCGCGTCTTCCTTCTCGGGCGTATCTTTACCAACAATCTTGGTCTTTACAGGACCAGCTGGTGGGAAGGTCTCCATAATGGTCTCGCTTTGGAACTTAACCAAAGCTTCTGCAAGCAAGGGGTGATACACAGAACACGCTCCGGGCCACGGCTCCGTGCGGTCTTCAATCTTGATACCAAGCAGTTCTAGGCCATCTACATACGTCTCTAACCAATCTCTACGGGCGGACACGTCCGTATCAAAATCTTCAAGAAGGTCTCCAGCCAGCTCTGTAAGCTGACCCTCATCCATATCTTCCGCAAGATTAGCGTTGAACTCATCGTCAACCTCTACGCTTACTTCTTCTGTATCACCTTCTTCAGGCTGGTCATCCTGAATCTCAATCTCAAATTCAGGCGCCTGCACCGCTTGGTCTTCTTCTGTTGCGTCCATCCCAAGAGGGGCGGGGTTTAGTGCTTTGTCGATGGCCATAATACGTCCTTAAATTAAACTGACTTTTCCGCCCTTGTTGTATTCTTCTGACAAGGAAATCTTACCCCCGCCCCTCTTTTTGGTTTCTTTTTCTTGCGGTATGGGAAACCTATTAGCTAAATCTAATAGTATTCTAAAATTAGTATATAATGTAGGGTCTAAATGCAGGGGGTACGAAGGGTACGAATCAGGAGTTTGTGTAGCGGAATTACCAACTCCAAACGCTAGGGCTTCGTCGGGGGTGGCTCTATACTCTTTGTTCGTTTCACGCCACGACTTAGGGGACAATTTTTTAATTGCCTCCTCTATGCCCATACCTTTTTGTTCAGAATTATCAAATAAGCTTCTTCGGGGCACCGTTCTAAACTGTTCATACGCATCTGTGAATTGGTTTTGTATGCCTTGTTTTCTAAGCGCTGCATAATGCAAACCAAGCTGCCTATCCGCGGCGTGTGTTAATTCATGAAGCACAGTAGATGGGTGTGGAATAGCTCCATATCTTTTATTGAATAAAATTTCACCTCGGTCTTTGCTATCCCAAACGTTATAATTAAATTCCCCCGATGCGTCACCTAAATAGTCCCTAGCAAACTCGGGAATCTTCCCGTATTTTCCTAAATAATTGACAATCTCACTATATACTTCCGGATTAACTTCATGCGCCCGAGACATTCCGGTCTCTAATATTGCATAGTCTCTAATGGCTTCGGCACGTTTTAAAGCATCTTCTTTATCTGACATACGTCACCTACATAGCGTAAAAGCGTTTTTCTCTTGGACTTCTAAAGCTAGGGGCATCATCTTCATAGTCCGTGCCAAGCCGTAAAAATCCGCCTTTTCTAAACCGAAGAAGCGCTTGGGTCATACTATCCACCAAGTCATCATGCTCCCCACTAGGGAAGCTTGCGACTTCTTCTACTAATTCTTCAGCCCAATTAGTGTTTGGGACCCAGACACGTCCTGATGCAAATATATCAGCAACAGCATTAAGTCGTGCAATCTTATCATTGCCTTTACTTGGTGTAAATTCTTGTACAGGTATGCCTGCTTGTCGCAGTTCAAAGATTAGGGGGGAGCCAGCAGCCTTTGCTTCTACAATTAAGCTATCCGGTTCCCACTCCAAATACTCTTGTTTAGCGACTTGCTTTAACTCTGGAAACTCCATGCGGTCTTTGAACGCATTAAGGAGAATGATGTTCGCTTGTGATACACCGGTATCGTCTTCTTTATAGAAAATACCCCATGTCGTACATGCAGAATAGTCAGCACGCTCGCTTTTTAGGAACGCTGTATCCCACGACTGGATAATAAATTCACACTGCGGGGGTGTTTCTCGCTCCCAAAGCTGCCACCATTCACGTTTAATGATGGCTGATACGTCACTTGTGGGGTCTTGCTGGTACTGCGCCATCCATTTTGAGTGCGGAAGTTCATTTTTAAGCGCAGAAAGCTCACCCAAAGACCAAAATTGCGGCCACAAAGGTTTGCCAGAGGGTAAAATTGCTGGAAATTCAATAACTTCCCACTCTTCCCCGCTTCTTTGCGCTGCAGCCTTCAAAACTTGACCCGTCAGGTCCTTCTTAGACCACCGTGTCATCACTACGACGATAGAACCCCCCGGTTGGAGACGCTGCCGAGGGCCTGATGTATACCATTCGTAGGTTTTATCGTACACTTCAGGGTTTACTTCGGCCAAAGTGGCCTCTTGTTCGCTGTGCGGGTCGTCAATAATCAGTAGGTCAGCACCTTTACCAGTAACAGCACCCCCCACACCAATAGCAAAGTATTCTCCACCTGCATTAGTAGCCCAACGACCAGCGGCTTTAGAGTCAGCTTGTAGCTCAACTCCCTCAAATACCTTCCTATATTCTTCTTTATCAACCAAGTTACGAACTTTGCGGCCAAAACCAACAGCCAACTCTGCCGTGTGCGAAGTCTGGATAACCTTTTTCTGTGGGAAATTACCCAAAAACCATGCGGGAAGGAGGTACGACGCAAATTCCGACTTCGTATGCCGCGGGGGCATGTTGATGATAAGGCGTTTAATTTCTCCTCTTGCCACTCTCTCAAATGCTCTGGCCATTTTCGCATGGTGCGCTCCGTGAATAAACGTAGGCCAAACCTTTTGCACAAAATGCAGAAAGTTATTTCTCGACAGCTCTTTATCTTTTACCTTCTCGTAGTGGTCTAGCTTCTCAAGAAAGTCGCGCTTCTCTCCATCCGACATAGCCGGAAGAAGCTTTAGGAAAGAATCAATTTCCTCTTCAGTTAGCGTCTGAATCGTCGGTTGCATCTTCTATGGGTTCGGATTCGGTTTCGTGAACTTGGGTTTTTAAATTATCTAATTCAGTATCTTCAGGTGTAACGTCAATAATATTGCTGTGAATAAGCCGCTTAACCCGCTCCTTAATTGCATGTTCCAGCTCTTCGCTAGTGCGGTGCGTAACTGTGATTTCCTGCTTCTCAGTAAACAGGCCAACGTCACTAATCTTACCCAGCAGCTCCAAAGCCCGTAGCTCATCCTTAGCGGTGCCACAACTGGAGATTTCAATTAGCCGGTTTGTAATGTAATGCCGAAGCTGTACCGCATCATCTACGATTTGTTTGTCGTAAACATTTAATAGAGCCGACAGGCGCACAGCCACGCCTTGCTTATATACATCACCGGGTTCTTTCTCTGGGTGACCGGCAAATAGGTCTTGCGCCTCGGCGGCTTCCGCCATAGTCATATCTAAGGGCATCCCCAATTCACCCAAAAGGCGCGCCGTTGTAGCACTAACCTTGACCTTCTCTTGCGGGTCGCGCGGCTCTTTGTCCGTAGGGTTTGCAGGAATAGGGTGGTCGAAGTCAGGTTCGACTTTGTGGTGTGCAACGTCGGCGGCTTTCTCAATCATTTGTTCAGCTCTTCTTGCCGTTCATCCCAGTGAATCTTTCGGTGGCAGTTAGCACACACCACAATGCACTTCTTCACTTCCCTATACGCTTGAGCGTACAGCCGGTTTTGTATGAGCTTGCTTACGTGCTTCTTATCTGGGTCATTGCGATTAATGTGGTGAAAATCAATGCATGCGGGGTGGTCTTCTCCACAACGTTCACACTTCAAAGTTTTTTTATATTCCCACCATTTTTGCTTCTGCTTTATTTGGTACGCACGGTTGCGCTCCACGCATTTTTCGCGGTTCCCTTCGTAGTACTTCTTACCGTATTTTTCGTAGCTTGTAGTCATGGGTGCGGATTATAAACACTATTTTTTATTTTGCAATGATATTTTTGATTAGGAGGAGGTTGGGACTCCTATAGGGGGGTATTTCAAAATATGGTCTTTGACAGTGCAGATTATTGAGAAAATGTCCCCCTAGGTTCCATCGATTGCGGCTTGGGGGGCCGGGGGCCGGTGGGGGCGACGGGGGCGACAGGGTCGACGGTACCGAGAATGATAATCATTAGCGTTACTGGGTGGAACAAATCGACACGCGCGTCGAAGTGTACCGCGCGACTTGTAACAAAAGATTCACGCTACCAGGTGTTGGATACTGTAGGATGACGTTGTGGCGGACGTCGCCACTTAACGCCCATCGGAGGGTACATCATGAGCACAATCACCAAGTCATCGGGTCAGCCCGAATCCATCCTTAACGCCGCAGGCGTTGTCAATCCTTTTGCCGATATCATGGACGGTGCGAAGCTAGACTCGCAGGCGTTCGCAAAGGGCGAAACTGCCATATTCACTGTCGTCGACGCTGCAGCTAAGCGTCTAGGTATTGACCCGACTCTGGAACAATGGAACGCGTACCGCGAATCGTGGATTAAGGCCTCGCCTCTGGATGACCCGCAGAAGGGCTGGGAACGGTTTGCGCTGCTACTGGCGTCGCGCTGCGGACTGGCCAAGCCTAAGGCCAAGGGTAAGGCCGAGAAGGTAGCCAAGGGGCGCGAGGATGAAGCAAAGAAGGTAGAGGCACTTGCAGCGGAACCTCGCGCAGTACTGGCGCAGAAAGCAAAGGCCTTGGTGGAGGCTGGCACAGTGGAGGCGCTCAAAGAGGCGCAGATGGTTCACAAGGCCATCGCGTCGCAGGTTAAGGCCGAAACCAAAGAGGCGCAGGAATCATTCATCGCACTGCGCAAAGAGGTGCGCGAGGCTGTAGTCGCGTTGCAGTGGAACGCCAACAACCGGAAGGTACTTGAGGCTATCAAAGCAATGCTGCCGAAAGCCTGATTCACCCGCATCACGGCCCCCGCTACGGCGGGGGTTTTTTTATGCCCTCGCGCAGGGAGTGACCGGAGGGAACTGGTGAAAAAGACGCCGCAGCCTACGCGCGTACTGTGCGCTCAAATTCGGTGTTGGAACAAAACGACATTGGTGTCGAATTGTTCCATTGGATTCTGTAGGATTTCGAATTGTTCCATAAACAGGCCATTTGTTCCAAATGTTCCAAGCATTGTTCCAAGTTAAGTCGTTGATTATAAAGGAATGTTCCAATGTTCCACGTTTTTTGGGAAGTATGAGCACATTCTGGAGAAAATTTATCTGTCGAAGGTATTTTGCAGGGAAAAAAATTTTTGCCACACGAGGGTACATTTTCGAAAAAACGTGGAACATTGGAACAATACATCTCTCTCTATCTATATTTTTTAATAAATAATAATAAAATGAACCACTTACGCGCACCGCACCCCTGACACCCTATTGTTCCATCCCACGTACCCTAATGTTCCATCTGGAACATTACAAACCATATTTATTGTAGGATTTCGAATTGTTCCATAGCTACACACATCCCATGGAACATTTGGAACAATTAAACTTTTAGGACGTCACAACTATTTGACAAACGCGTAGGAATATGATACAATGTCCGAAGGACACGTTGGAGAGCGTCCTGTGTTCTACCTTCATCAACCCGCCACCCATGTGGCACAAAACGACAGGAGTGTCGAAATGTTCCGATTCATCTTCCGCCTCATTTACCCCATGTACTACACCCAAGCAGTCAGGGTGCAGAACCAAATCCACAACGGCCACTTCCTGTTCGGGCGACTGGTTTACATCAACCCCAAAGCTGACCGGCAACTGTAATCAGGAGACAACAATGACCACCGTTGACATCACCAACCACATCCTGCAACTGCGCGAGCTAACCACGAAGACCAAGGAGGCCAACGAGAAACTATCCCGAGTCCTGCATTTACTCGACACACGCAAGCAACACATCAATATGTTCCGCAATCTTGCGGTTCAACTGCAACAACATCTGATGCACCCGCGTGAGCGCAACGTACCAATCCTAATCCGCGCTATCGAACACGCCCTCAACACCACCGAGACCAAGGGAGACTGAGAATGACCAGCCAAACCAACTGGGAACAAATCGACACCGACGTCGAACTGTTCCAACATAACCAATCCCACGCCACCGACGTGCCGCACCACGCATACACACAAGCAATGGCAAGAAGGGCGCACCGCTACGCGCTTATGACCGCCGCACAAAACGTGGGCGAGATTGATTGGAAGTACACCAAGCAAGACTGGACTGTGCTTAAAGCAGGAGATGACGGTGAGACCATGTTCGTATCCGTTCGCATGGCTATCCCCAAAACCGAATACGAGCGCAGGGTACGCGACTACGAGCGTATGCAGAAGATGCGCGTGGCTAAGGCTGCGAAGCGGGAGCAGAAAGATGGCGACTGAGGGAACAACACGCGACTACAGCTACATCAGGAACCATCACCAACGCAAAGCTGCAATCGCCGACGAGAACAAACGCAAGCGGTTACTAGCTGAGAACAACCAGACTTACATCAAGTATGTGCTGACAACCAAGGAGAAGAGACGTGAAACTGTACGACCCTAAGCAAGAAGAAGAATTGACGAAGGCCGAGCGTCGGCTGATGTACGCAGTTGTGGTTGCTTCCATCGTGGTGGTGGTAGCACAAATCGCCAGAGCGTTTGGCGCATGGGGAGACTGAGATGATTGACGAAGATAACTTCTACACGGGGTTGATGGTCGGTGCGGTGCTTGCTGTTCTGGTGGTGCTGACACTCATCAACATCGGTGTTGACTGGCAACTAAAAGCCTTGGACTGTCACGCGTCTAGCAGCATGGGTGTTGATGCGTATGTCTGCTATCGAGTGGGGGTGTGAGATGGCATATGGCAACGGCCCGCTATCTGGAGCGTTCATACCAAAACTGCGCACATACAACGAGGCATACAAACGGTACCAAAGCACCACACCTATCCGTGGTAGCAACCCTGAGATTCGGCCCCTAGGTGCGCGTAGATACAAGCACTTGGAGCTGCGCATGGACAAAGACGAGAACATCGAGTGCGTCCTGTACGGTTCGCCGTGTGTTACGTTTCTCAAGCAGACCGACACCATTCTTCTCAAACACAACGGTTGGGTGACACCAAGTACTGCTGCGTTCATAGACAAGATTCTGCCGTCGGACTATGGCACGGTGTATATCGACAGAGGCAAGATGATATTCGTCGAGGCTAACGCCCACGCGCGGTCGCCGACAGAGTTTGCACAATACCCTGTAACCGATAAATACCTCATCGGCTCGACAGACCCGCTGGTTATCAACCTCAACACCCTATCGTCGGTGTTCAACAGCATCCACGGATGCACACACATTATTACCGTGGAAGGTGAGCATTACAGCAACTGGCACATGGATAAGAAGGAATGGCATAAGGTATGCAAGGAAGTTACACCAACCATTGCGCCGTTCATAGACTACTGCCGAACACTTAATGCAATGCGGCAATACGACAGCGGCGATACGCGGCGCGTTGGCCTTGAGGTTTTGGGGATACCACCAGACACGCCAACTTCAGAACTGCCAAACATCGTGCCCGAATTGCGTAAGTTGTTTGAGGGTTCCGAACACCCTTTCTGGAGCAGACCGATTACGGAAAATTATTTGATTGAGCATTTCATCATGGCAATCTGTCATCGAGCGCACTCAGTCAGGATGTCGCAAATCCATAGGGCAAACACGGCGACGCTGGGTTACTTGACCAAGCAACCGTTCAACGGACTGCCAGCTATTCTTGAGAATGATTCAGCGCAGCTTGGCATGAACGCGAACAAGCTATTGCAGATGATGCAAGGCAACGACCCGACTGAGTGGCTGAAGGCGCACATCATTATCATCGTTAGTGGACCGCGTGGTGTTGCGTATGCTTGGCCTGATTTACGCGGTGTAGCACCCGAGCTTGCTAGTTGTCGCAATGACAGTATGTATGAGGTATTGGAAGAAACGATAAAGGTTTGCTACGCCGACAGGATATTCAAGCCCGCCGAGAACGAGGCTAAGAACTCGCGCAACCAAAACTTTATCTTTGTAAACGCCTTCACCGAATATAAGAAGGTACAGAACAAATCGACAGCAATGTCGATGTGTGGCAGCAATGAAGTTAGCAGTATCGAAGTTAGCAATTAATCCAACGTCTTATCTACTATCTATTCAGGAGAACTCGCAATGTCACAAGTCGCAACCAACGGCGCCGTCACTCTCAAAGAAGCGGTTGACCTTATCTGCGCCAACCCGCGCAATACCTTTCACTTAGTCGGCACGCCGGGTATCGGTAAGACCGCGATGCATAAGGTTATCGCCGAGCGCCTTAACATGAAGCCTATCTACATGGACGTACCTAACCTAGAGATTGGCGACATCGGCATCCCCATGCCCAACCATCAGACGCGCACCACACAGTTCTACCCCAACGAGTTCTGGGGATTCCATCTTGACGAGCCGCTTTGCATTTTCCTTGACGAGTTTACCAAAGGCGAGAACGGCGTGAAGAACACCCTGCACCCTGTGCTGACGCACCCGCGCCGTATCGGTGGGCTGACCATAAATCCTGAGTCTGTCGTCATCACTGCTGGTAACTTTAGCGGCGACGGTGTTGGCGATGTGATGAAAGCACACAGCCGCAATCGCGTGACTGAATTGCCAATCAAGAACCCCACTACGCAAGAATGGATTGACGATTGGGCGGTACACAACGACATCGTGCCGGAAGTTATGGCATGGGCGCGTGAGACTCCGCAAATCTTCCAAAGCTACAAGGACGCCGCGCAAGCTGACAATCACTACAACTACAACCCCAAGCGTCCGCAAGCTGCGTTCTGTTCGCCGCGTTCTGTTGCGGGTGCATCGACGATTGTGCGTAACCGTGACAAGTACACGACCAACGCATTGATTACTGCGCTGGAAGGAACCATCGGCTATTCGGGTGCGCGTGACATGGTGGCCTACATCCAGATGGCAGATGAACTTACACCGTGGGCTGAAGTTATTGCTAACCCATTGACTGCACCTGTGCCGAAGCACGTGTCTGCGCTTTGCATCATGGCGTTCGGTGCGGTTATGCGTATCGACAACAAGAACATCGGCAAGTGGTTTGAGTATCTCAAGCGTTGCCCGAAGGAACTTCAGTCCATCTTCTGTTTGACTGCAAGCAAGAACCCGCAGAAGAAAGATGTCCTGTTCAGCAGCAGCGCGTTTGTTTCGTGGGCGCGTGACAACGCTTACTTGTTCTAATCACCGAGGGGCATCCAAATGAATGAGAAAGAAATGATAGCGGCGATGGTTGTCGCCGCCAACACAGCAATCAAAAACCTATCTGAGTCTGAGGCCGAAGTCTTAGATGACGCGGGTAACCCTGTGTCTGCACACGTGGTCGCAATAGTTGCAAGCACAACCCTTGCCGGTATGTACGCAGTACAAGCAGGAATATCTAGAGAGCTATTTGTTAGAGGACTAGCGTCTACTTATGACGCCATCAGAGATAGCTACGACGAAGCAGTAGAACTCTTACAAGAACAAGGAGAGACGAAATGGGTTCAGTAAAATTTAGTTCGGTACTGACCGAAGAGCAGCGCGTCGAGCGCGTCATCTACAAGGTACTGAGCAGCCGCCGCTGGATTTTGTTTTCCGGTTTGCTCATGGTCGGCACCATTGAAGTAGTCGATGACCACCCGACTGCGTACACCGACGGCATCAACATCAAGCTGGGCCGTGAGTTTATCCAGATTCTCAATGACAAGCAGTTGTTGTTTGTGCTTATCCACGAGCTTATGCACATGGCGTATCGGCACACGATTGTGTGGCGTAGTCTGTACGAGCGTCATCCGCAAGTGGCGAACATGGCTTGTGACTTTGTTATCAATCTGCAAATCGTTGATATGGACCCGCATGGGAACGAAGTCGAGTTCCCTACTGATGAGAACGGCGAGCTACTCGGTTGTTATGACGAGCAGTATCGGGACATGGACGCCAAGCAAGTGTTCAACAAAATCTATGAGGACAATGGCCTTGAAGATGGGCAAGGAACTGACGGGGGATGGGGCACCCCATCACCGAATGGTCCAAATAAACCAAATAGTTTTGACGAATTGCTTAAAAAGCAGTTTGACGAACACGGTTGGGATGAAGCCAAGGCCTTGACCAAGGAGCAAGAGGACGAGCTGCGAGAAAAGATTGACGGCGCATTGCGGCAGGGCGCGCAGTTGGCTGGCAAGCTAAACGGTGATGTATCGCGTGACATCAAGAAACTTCTCGCACCCAAGGTCAAGTGGGAAGATGTGCTGCGTGACTTTGTTAAGGCCGTATGCAAAGGACACGACGATGCAACCTTCAAGCGGTTCCACAAACGGTTTGTTGGTGTAGACATTTTCCTACCGACTACCATCGCGCATAAAGTTGGAAAAGTTTTGGTTGGTCTCGACACAAGCGGTTCTATTGGTGATACGCTGTTGGGTAGGTTTCTCGGTGAGTTGACTTACATTGCAGACGAAGTAAAGCCCGACGGAATCATCCTGCTGTATTGGGATACCCAAGTTGCATCGGTGGAACAGTACGGCAAAGAAGATATGCACGAAATCGCATCATCTACAAAACCTGCGGGAGGTGGGGGTACTGACCCTGTGTGTGTTCCTGTGTGGATGGCAGATGGCGCAAACAAGGATGTGGTTGAGGATGTGGTAGCAGTCGTGATGCTTACTGACGGCTACTTCTATGGTGGGGACGGCGGCTCCGCATTTGAGCAGTTGGGGTTGCCGGTGTTGTGGTGTGTGGTGGGGAATGAATCATTCGTTCCCTCTTATGGTGTTTCCGTTTACGTTGACAAGGAGTGATGAAATGAGACAAGGCAGACATGATGGCCGCGTGGGTCTGAGCGTATCTCCAGATGCAGTTGCAGTTCTGGACGAGGTTCGTGGGGAGTTGATGAAGCAGCTAGGGTTTGCGCCGTCTTACGCGCAGGTTGTTCTACACATTTGCCTTGAATACCAAAAGGCTAAGAAGCAAGAACAAATCGACACCAATGTCGATGTGTACCAAGGAGATGACAAATGAACACACAGGTATTCGAACCGCAAAGCGAACACATTAGCATTGCTTCGAGCGCGATGTTAATTGAACTGTCCGTAAAGGCGTGGGGCGCAAGCAAGACAGACCGCAAGGTTAGCGAGGAAGTTGATATTGCGAAAAAGACGCAGGCTCGGGCGGGTAAGTATGAGAAAGACCTGATGGCTGGCACTCGGTTGTTACATGAGATTACCAAGTGTGCGGCGCGTATCCGTAACTGGAACGTACAAGTAACCCTACCGTGGAATGACCAAGGCTTGCGATTGCTTCCATCGTCCAAGTTTTTTGATTACATGGCGCAGCTAGACAAGCACCGCACCGAATATGAGGGCATGGTAGATGATTTCCTCAGTCGGTACGACGAGATGGTGTCTGCTGCTGCGATGAACCTTGGCGAGATGTTTGACCGCAACGAGTACCCAAGCGCGGAGGAAGTCAAGAGGAAGTTTGCATTCGACTTTGCTATTTCTCCAGTACCAGTCTCGGGTGATTTCCGCGTAGACATTGGCACCAAGGCAAACGAAGAACTTGTCAAGCAGTTTCAAGAAGCGTTTGACTCTCGCATCAGCGAAGCTATGTCGGAGTGCTGGCAGCGGTTACATAAGTGCCTTACGCATCTGAGTGACCGACTCCAAGTTTCGGATACTGGAACGAAGACGGTGTTTCGGGATTCGCTTATGAGCAATGCGCAAGAACTATGTGACCTACTCAAGCACATGAACCTGACCGGCGACCCGAAACTTGAAGCTGCACGTAGGGAACTTTCCGACGCAATCTTTGGCTTGGACTCGCAGGATATGCGACATGATGCCGATATGCGTACCGAAGTTAAGTCCAAGGTGGACGAGATTCTTTCGAAGTTTCAATTCTGAAGTAAACATTTACCAACAACGGAGAAGTGAAAATGTCATCTAGCAACCGTATCAAACTCGCACGTAACACTAACCGTATGCACCCCATGCTTGACCTTGCGGTTAATAAACTGATGAAGCAAAACTCTACCTTCACATTTGAAAGTGCTGGCAGCACCATCGAATATGGCGGGGAGATTGTGACCAATGGGTTCGATATATTCGATGGGGTTGATTTCATCGGTACTATTGAATACGCCAACCACAACGGAAAAACTAATTCCGAAGGCCAGTCTGACCCAGCCTTTGGTATTGGCTCACCCAATGTCAACAAGCGCCGTGGCAATCGCAATAAGATAATAACCACGGACTTGAACGCAGCGGTTCGCCACGCCAAGAGGCTGATGTGCAAGCCGAGCGTAGACAAGATTCTCAACGAAACAATTGATAAACTTTACCGCCGCATAGATACGTTGACAGACCAAGCAGAACGAGAAATGCAAAGATGCGTTCGTATGCGGGAACAAGAACTTGCCATTTGGTTTTCGGAAGTCCTAACTTTTGAAAACAACAAAGTAGTCGGCCTTGAAAAGCTAACCTTTGCTGACATTCCGAAGTCGATGAATTTTCAAATTTCGGAAGAACTATTCTCTACTGCAAATGTATTCAAAGCTCGCCGTAAAATTAAGAACGAGATTCCAAATGCGTTGGGTGACGGTAGCGCCGCGTTTGCGATTAGATTGCGTAACGGCGGCATCCGATTGTTTGAGACTATCCTGCAAAAAGAAGGTGAGAAGATACCTGACGGCACTAGCTTGATTCCAGTCATTCGCTTTGCATACTCAAACATCACAAAACACAACGTGTGTGCGAACATGACAGACTTTGCTAACCTAGAGGATGCGCCGGATTGGGTTAAAGAAAAGATTGCTACGCTTACACTAGCGGAGACCGACCATGCAATACCGAACATCGGCGTTAAGGTACAAAGCAGCGATGACAGCTATCTGTTTTTTATCTATCGAAAGCAATTTGTGGAGAACGAAACAAGTGAAGACACAGCCACGGTTTGAAGTCCACGACGATGACGGCGCTCTGCGTAAGTTTTATATACGCAAAGAGGCCGAACAGTATCTAAATGGAAAGTGCGGCCTCAGGTTGGTAGTCCAACCCCGCTTGAAAAAGGAAAAGCAAGTGGATAGTATTAAATCGGTAGGTGCGGAAGCTGCGCTCTACTGATGACTGTAATCATTCCCCACGACATAGACGCCTAGCAGATGTTGCTATGAACTGGGGGGCTAGGATACAAGCCCGACTCTCCAACACCGCGCGGGGGCGCGGAATCTGCTAACCCCCACACGGGCCACCTTCGGGTGGCCTTTGCATTTCTAACCGCCTTCGGGCGGTTTTTTTACGTCTGGAACATTTCGACATTGATGTCGATTTGTGCCTTTGGGGTATTGACATCGGACGGTTGGCCGCGTAGTGTAGGCCCATAACGACAACAACGAGACACCCAATGGCGACTCCAGAAAGCCGAGTCAAGGCTAAAGTTTCCGCAATTCTCAAGAAATACAATGTCTACTTCTTCTATCCCGCTACTGGTGGGTATGGACGGAGCGGCATCCCTGATGTCATTGCCTGTGTCAGGGGGCGTTTCGTGGGGATTGAATGTAAGGCTGGCGACAACAATCCGACAGCACTACAACAGCGGGAACTTCAGCGCATAATCGACTCTTTGGGGCGCGCTTTGGTTGTGCGGGAAACAAACCTAGATGAACTTGAATCGCTAATAAAGGAAATCGTAAATGCAAACCAATCTCGCTCATGACGAACTGTTCGACTACGCTCCAATCCTGTTGAAGATGGATAAGATGTGCCAAGAGTTACACGACCTATGTCTACACAAGAAGGTGGACACTGTTCCCGAGATGACTAATGAAATGATTGTGGCAGCGCGTCAACTTCGTGCATGGGCGGCGAATGAAGCGGAGAAGGCAGGGAACTGGTGATACGATGCCCCGTAGCTTCTAGCCGTTTTTGGTTTTTAATTTTTGCAAATGACTAATCCAATTTTTGTTATTACAGCAACTTTGGGCATGGAGGAAGGGGAAGTACAAAAAAGCAGATACAAGCCGCTTACTTTGGAAAACCCTTCCGTTTATGCAATTGATTACGATTACTTCTGTGTATGTCCAGATAAACCAATACACAAAGGCTTCTCGTGGCGAGAATGGCATGACCAATACCACGCAGAGCAAGTTTCAACAAAACTATGGGCAAGTCCTATCTATGACTAAATATAAAAAACAAGTAACTTTCGGTAGCCCCATGCCCAAATGCTGGCCCATCGAAGAAATTAAAAACTTTAATCTATGGAAAGATGCAGCAAGAATATCTATGGTTAATCAAAAATCATCTGTATGCGAGGACTGCACCCCAGAGTATCAAGCACGGATGATTGATGAAGGAAAATGCGAAAACCCAGAAGTAGTGTTTGACGTAGACGAAGACGGGTTTATTTTTGGCAGACTGCCGCGACAAAGAGAACTAAATAAGAAATGCAATGCGAAAAATGTTCCGCTGGGACAAAAGTCGTTGACCGCCGAGGAACAAGAAGAAGGCGAGAATGTATAACTTGTGGGCATAGGTTCTCTACTATTGAAGTAACTTTGGATGAGTTAAATCTCCTCAAAGCAAAACCTAAAGAACCCCCTGCACTTACACCCGAACTCAAGCAAAAAACGCCAACAACAAAAAAAGTTGCGAAAAAAGCAACGGCAACACTTAAAGTTAATAATGCTAGACGTAGAATAGAAGCGCTTAGGGAAATTCGAGAACTGGAAGAATCTTGGATGGACCCTGACTTTGATTATTTACCGGACTATCTATAGGGGCAACTAGATGAATTTTGAAGAATTGGAGCAACGGGTACGAGAATGGGCATTTGCCCGAGATATCACTGCGTACTCGACCCCACAAGCTCAGTTGTTAAAAGCAGTAGAAGAACTTGGCGAGTTGGCAAGTGCAGAGTTAAAAGCTGACTACGCGGGTAGGATAGATGGCGTAGGTGATGTTATTGTATGTCTGATTATTTATTGTCAGATGTGGAATGTGGATGTGACTAAGTGCTTGGCCCATGCGTACAACGAAATCAAGGACCGCAAGGGCAAGGTAGTAAGTGGCGGTGCTTTTGTTAAAGAGTAACCAAAAGCCAGAGTGGTGAAATCGGTAGACACAGCAGACTTAAAATCTGCCGACCATAACAGGTTGTGCCGGTTCGATTCCGGCCTCTGGCACCAAGGAGAGAAGGAGATATGACTACATTAGACGCACTAATTTGCATGATTCTTTACATCATGTTTCTTGGCTGCTTAGTTGCTACATTAACGGTTTGGTTCATGGTTAAGGAGTTTCTGAATGAATCGAGATGACATCATCCGCATGGCAGGGCACAGAGATGTACCGCCT